GGCCCTCGGGGCGTGCTCGCGGCCGGCCGGGAATAGGTAACGGCCGGTCGGGACGAAGTCGCGGGTCGACTCGAACGGCGCGTGGCGCACTCCGCCGAACTCCACCCAGCCGGCGTAGGGGACGGTCGGCCGGCCCATCCACACCGACGCCCCGGTCCGGGTGGCCGTGGCTCGCACCGTCCGACCGAGCCGGCCCGATGTGCGCGGCCCTTTCGGCAGCCGGTTGCGGACCTCGGGGACGATCGGGGCGACCGCTTCCCGGGCTGCTTCGCGCATAGCCCGGAACAGCGGGCCGCTGACGTCGTCGACCAGGCGGCTCACGTCCTTACGTAACGCTTTGGCGCCGACGATCCCGACGACCGGCTGGGCCATTATGCGACCACCCGGGTCGGCGCGGCGGTCATGATCCAGTCGATCTCCACTTCCGAGGCGGCGCCGGCGTCACCCCCGAACAGGGTGTACGGCTGGGGGATCATGTTCCCCTCGAAACTGGGGTTCGTCGGCCCGACCGCCCGGGAGGCGTAAGGGCGGACCTTGAACGGGCAGGCCGTGCCGGCGCTGTTGTAATCGTCGAGGGCGGCGCTGAGAGTGTCGTCGGTGGCGCCAGTGTCGAACGATTGCACGAACTTGGCTTTGAAATGCCATTTGACCGGGCCGGGATAGTCCTGGATCCCGCAGAACGTGGTGACCTCGATCGGCTTGTTCTCCGGCTCGAGGCTGACGGATTCGGCCAGACATTTGAGGTTGGCGGCGCCGACCTCCACATAGGTGTCGGTCATCATCACCGGCGTCGCTACCGGCGGGGTCGGATCGGTACCGGCTGTCGGTTCTACATCGATTGCGGTCAAGGTTCCTCCTTCACATGCGGATTTCTAGGGCCAGCTCGGCGACCAGCAGGCTGGCGCCGGCCGAGGTCATGATTCGCCAGTTCCGCCATTCGACCGGTTTGGCGTACTGGACGGCACCACCCAGGGTGGGGTCGGCCTCGATCGCCGTGGTGGCATCGTCGAGGAGCTCGTCGAGACCGTCGCCGTCCTCGACACCGGCCACCCCCAACACCGCTACCGTGGCCTGGTCGATGGCGAAGGTGGGGACGTGTTTGGTGACCGTGGTCGGATATGACACCACCAAAGCGGGGGCGTTAAGGGTTGATGGTGGCTTGTCGTGCACTGTCACCACCTCGTCGGTGGCCGCGGTGAGCACGTCGACCAACGCGGCGGCCGCGGCCGGGCGGTCCCAGCTCACCCGAACACCACCGGACCCAGCATCGAATAGAGGCTTTCGACGTCGGCGTCGGTGCGGCCCACCCGGATGGCGCCCATGTCACCGAAACCGATGGTCCCGTCGATCGAATCCCGGCGCCGGTAGAGCCGGCCGGCGTGGATCAGGCAAGCCTGGTGGGCGGTGTCGGGCAGGATGGTGGTGTCACCGGGATATTTCGGGGTGACCGTGATGGTGCCGTCGTCGTTGATCACGGTGATATTGCCGAGGCGGCGCTGGCCGTAGTCGATCGCCGCCGCCAGCGCCGTGCCGATATAGCCGTCCTCGTTCGGGTCCGGCTGCAATCTGAGCAGCCCCCGCACCTCTTTCAGTGTCGGCCACGCGCTCATGTAAACGTGAACGTCATGGCGTTGGACGTGCCATTGTCGCCAGCGACGGTGATCTGCACCTGGCCGGGGCTCTCCAGGTCCGGGCGGGCCGTGTATTCCAGGTGGCCGGCGTCGAGATAGAACGTGGCTCTCGGCACGCCGTCGGCCTTGACGACCGACGACGTGTCGAAATTCGAGCCCAGGACGTCGACGGTGGCCGGCGTGCCACCCGAGGCCAGACTAGCCGGGTTCAGCGAGTCGATCACCGGCGCGTTCGATGGTGGGTTTTCCGGGTCGTCGGCCGGACGGCGGCAGAACACCACCGCCTGGTTGGCCTGGCGGGCCAGGGTGCCGATCGGCTCCCACCCTGCCGGGAGGGCGAGCGGCTGCTCGGCCTCGATCGGCAGGGTGACCATGTGAGCCATGATCTGCCAGTCGGCCACGGCCTGGCCTTATTTCTTCGCCGGCGTGGTTTTGCCGGTGTCGCCGCCTTCGCCGCGGGTGGTGGCGAAATCAGCCGGGTCCGGGTTTTCGGGCAGCCCGGTGTCCGGGTCGATGTCGGCCAGGGTGGGTATGCCGGCCGGGGCGGTTAGTCCGACGATCCCGGTGGCGGACAGGGTGCCGAAGGCCACATAGCCGCCGTAAGCCACCTGCACGCCCAGGATGGACGGCTCGACCACCGACAGCAGCCCGATGACCTCCTCGTACACCTCGAACAGCGAGCTATTCCCGACGAAGCAGGTGCCGGCCGCGAAGGTGGGGACCACGATGCGGGGCACGCCCAGCAGGTCGCCGGCGAAGCTGGCCAGCGACGAGGTGCCGACGGCGTTCATTTCCGATACGCGGTCCTGGGGTAGCACCACCCGGGTCGCGTCCACCAGGCTGCCGAGCGCGGCCCACACGTCCAGCGAGCACCAGATCCGGTCCGGCACCATGAACGACGCCTGGTAGGCGTGCATGGCCGCCGTGTATAGGGCGACCGTCCAGCCTTTCAGGTCGTTGGTGGCCACCACCACCGGGGTGGCCGTTGAGGCGGCATGGAACGCGCCGGCGACCGCCGTCTCGGTTTGCACCGCGTAAACGTTGGCCAGGTCGCGGACCACGATGTCCCAGGCGCTGGGGCTGGTCCAGTCGATGTCCTGGCGGGAGATGTCGACGGTGCCGCCATAGGTGTCTTTGGTGAACGACACCGGGCTGATGGTCATCTTCTGGGACGGAAGCTGCGTTTTCTCACCGGACTGGGCGCCCACCGTCACATGCTGGGTGATCTTCGGCCGGGTGAACGTCGAGCCGGGGATGCCGCCCAGGCCTTTGGCGCCGCCCAGGCTCGAGATGAGCGGCCGGTTGGCGTCGATCAGGTTGACGACCGTCCCGACGATCGGGGTGGGCAGGATACCGGTGGTGTCGGTGGTTTTCTGATCCGCTACCACCCGAGCCTGGTAGACCCGGGCCGCGGCCTGGTCGTCGCGTACACCGCGCTCGAGGATCCCGTTGGCCCGCAGGTAGTCGACCATGAACTCGCCCGCGCTGCGATAGATCGGCGCCCGCACGTCGCCCTCCAGGCGACGCGGCTGGGCCGGCAGCCGATCCGGGGGGCGCCCGAAGCCGTTAACGGTGTCGGCGTGCGCGGCCCGCAGGGCCTCGAACTCCTCCAACGGTTTGATCTGCTCGTCGAGGGCGGCGATCCGGCCCCGGGCCGCCTCCAGAAGGCCCCGTTCGGCGTCGACCAGGTCCCGGCCTTCGACCTGGGCCAGGATGGCGTCCATGGTGGCGATCTGCTCGGCCCTCTGGGCCTTGAACGATTCCAATACAGCGTTCGGCATTAGCGGTTAAACCTCCGCGTCGGGGTTGACACTTACGGGCGCTCAGGTGCAAGGCGCCGGCGTGTCCCATCGGTGGCTGACCGGGTGGCCGAGGCTTCGACAGCCTTCGGCCGGGCCGGAGCCGGGCGACGGGGCGGGGCTGGCCGCGGACTTCGCTAGGCGGATCGTAGCGCGTCGACCTCTTGACGCCAGCGATCCGCCTCGAGGACCCGGTGCGGGACCATGGAGGCCCGCTGCTGCACATCGAAGGCGGTTCGGACCACGGTCACTTCCGCGTCCGCGAACGCCGGCGTCGGCGTCAGGGACACCTCGAGCAGCCGGGACTCCAGGCGGGTGTAACGGTCCTTGTGCTCCGGTCCCAGCTCAGGATCCCAGTCATCCACGTACTGGCGGTCGGTGCGGATGGGCTGGAACCCGACCGACAAGCCGGTCAGGTCGCCGTCGGCGGCCTGGCGGGCGGCCCGCTGGGCTTCGGGGCTGTCGTTGAGTCGCCACACCCCATTCAGGCCGCCGTCGTGGTCCCATTTTTCGGCGTGGCCGACTGGGAAACTGCGGTTGTCGTGGAACAACAACAGTGGCAGCTGACGGCCGGACCCGGCCTTGGTGGACCGTTCGAAACTGCCGGCGGCGTGCAGCTCCAGGAAGAACCCGAGGTCCTGCCAGGTGTCATAAGGGACGGCCCGGCCCTCCAGGAAGTTATACCGGCCGGGTGTGACACCCACCGCCTGGGCGTCGACGACCGTCAGGGTGTTGCGGTATAGGCGGCCTTCGCTGACAACATTGGTCACTGGTTGGCACCTCCAGAATCGGATTCGCTGCCGGTCTCGTCGACCGGGACGGCCGGCGCCGGCGGTGGGGCCTGGTAGGGGATCGACGCCAAGGGGATGCCGAGCAGCATCTGGTAGGCCATCTCGCCGGTGATCACCCCGGCGGTCACCAGCGAATTGAGGGCGGTGGCGGTGGTGGGCAGGTCCTCGGCCAAAAGTTTGTTCCGGTCGAAACGGACCTCGGTGCCCCGCGGGAACCAGGCGTCGGACCATACCTGTTCGAAATCGGCCAGGACCGGCTCGATCGACGTTCTGAGGATCTGCTGGTATTGCGGCGCCGCGGTCTTATACGTCATGCCCTGCACCGCGGCGCCCAGCCAGTACGAATCCAGGTTGAACATGTTGGCGATATCCGTCAACGTGCTCTTACGGGCCTCGGTCAGCTGCGTATCGGACGGCGACCAGGCCAGCGGTACCACCTGGGTGCCGTTGGGCAGGATCACCGGCTCACGGATCGGCCCCGAAAACTTGGTCATCCACGCCTGTTTGGCCTCGTCGGCCACATCCTGAGGGATGACCGCCTGCGGGGCGATGACTGCCACTGACGGGACAGCCCCACCGGCCAACGCCGACCGCTCATACTCGCCTTCCATGGCCGCCCGGTCCAGAGTCGGAAAGTTCTCCTCTACCACGCCGATCCCGCGCACCGGGTACCAGCGGTCGACGCCGCGGGCCACATGGATGACGTCCTCGGTGGGCAACACCTGGCCCAGGTACGTGTAACTGACGCTCTCGAAATTGCCGGCCATCCAGGTGATGTACACCCAGTTGATGGGCAGGTACATGACCGACAGCGGCCAGCCGTCCGCTCCCCTCGAAGTCACCAGCGACACCGTGTTCCCTGACAGCAGGTAATCCTCCACGGATGTCATCACGAACCGGGATCGGGGCCAGACCGGCGACGGCACCGGACTTTTCAACAAAGCCGGCCGCGGCACCGGCTGGCCGCCCCGGTAGGCGTCCATCGGCATCTGTTTGACCATGCCGCCATACAGCTGGATGGCCCGGCTCACGGCCGGGATCTGCCGGGCCGAGGTGGCGTCGAACACGTACGCGCCGGGCGCGCCGAACCCGGTCCACAATGATGGCGGTGGGATCAGACCACCCGAATCGCGAGCGCCGAGCAGCGCCCGCGTCGGCGCCACTGTGACACTCACGCCCGAATGTTACCAATCGGTCACTTAGAGGACGCGGAACTCGCCCAACGCGGCCGGGGCGTGATCGAACGCCCACACGGCCACGGTGGCCGCGGTCAGAGCGGCCAGGCTGCCGGAGGATTGGCGACGCCCCCAGGCCCAGGCGTCGCCCAGCTGGCGTCGTACGGCCGCTGCTGCCGCCGCATCCAATGCCGGATGGGTCCGGTACCGGACGAGGGGTTCGGGGGCGCACAGGGCCTCGAGGAGGCCGGCGCAGGCCGCCGCGTACTCTTGGGCTTTCAACCCCTCGAGGGCCAGGCCGTTGCGGGTCAGGACGTCGGCCACGTCGAGGGCCGGTCCGGCGGCGTCGTAGGCCACGCACAGTGGTCGCCACCGGTCGACGAGTTCGACGGTCCGCTCCGGCAGCCAGCCCACGCCGGGCCGCTGGTCGGCCACCTCGACGTGGGCGACACCGTCAGGGGTTCGCCAGGCGGCCACGATGGCGGCGTCGGAGCGGTCCACGGCCACGTCGAAGCCGAGGGCGAGCTGGCCGGCGGGCGGAAGGTCCACAGGATCCTCGGAAGCCTTCCGCCACGCCTCCAGCGGTATTACCCGGGCCAGGGTGGAGATCCACCGGTTACCGTAGGCTCGGGCGAATTCGTCGGGGCCGAGCTGGTCCAGGGCGGCTTGCATCGCCTCCGGGCCGATGGTCCGCCCGTAGGCCGGATGGTAGACCGGCCATGAGACCGGGTCGGTGGGGTCCAGCGCCGGCGGGCAGGACCATTCGAAATACGCCACACCCCGGTCACGGCCGGTTTCTACCGCGGCCCGGCCGTGCTCGACGGTGCCCAGCCACCAGGTGGAGCGGGCCGTGCCCGCCGTCGACACTTTGACCACCTGGGCGTTAGGCCGGGTCGCCTGGGTAGGGACGATGGCCTGGTCGATGGCCTGGCCCTGGAGCTGGTCGAACGCCCAGCATTCGTCGACCACCACCAGGTCACTGGTTTTAGAGTGCAGGCCGGTCTCGTTGGGCGGGAATGGCCGGATCAGCCCGGCCGAGCGCTGCCAGCGGACATGCTCGCTGCCGGCCATGCGCCGCAGCTTCACCTCGGCCCCGAACGGTGACAGCAATGGCCAGTACTCGTTGGTCAGCCAGTCGACGGCGTCCTTCTGGGACTGGAACGTGAACCACACCCGGGCTTTGGGCAGGATCAGGCCCCGCTGCGACATGACCGCCCCGTCCAGGGTGGTCTTGCCGGACTGGCGGGGCACGGTGACCACGACCAGCTTGTAAAAGAACTGGCCATGCTCGTCGACCTCGAGGGCCACGTCCGCCACGTACTGCTGCCAGGGCATGAACGGCCGGCCCATAGCCTTCGCCAGCACGCCGCAGCCTGGCCCCAGGCTGGCTCGCTCAGGGCGGCGCGGGGTGGCCAGCGCCGGGGCTGGCCCGGCTGATGTCGGCCAGGAGCTGGTCGAAGGCGTCCGCCGGGCGGACCTCGGCGGCGGTGAGGCCGTTGGCTTTGAGGGCGTCGAAGTAGGCACGGCCGATGGTGGCGATCAGGTCCGGGTCGGCGGACGCTTCGGCCACGTCCAGGCCCCGAGCCAAGGCCCGCAGCCCGGCCCGGGCCGCGGCCGGCACCTGGCGGGCCTCCACCAGCTGGTTATCCAATCCGACCTCGACCCGGCCCTTCCGGCGTCGATCACCCATCAGCCCGCCTGGTCACGAGCCGACCCGGCCCGACCCGGGGCTGATCGAAAGAAAACGGCGAC